TTTTTGCAAAAAATTTTTTGCAAAAACATGAAACATAAAGCTGTTTTTCAGAAAAATGACCATTTCCCGCTACATAAACCATTTTTGATTTTCAAAAAAACTGCAAAAAGTGTCAAAAAAAAATTTTTCGGACATGCATTTTTTGCAAAAAATTTTTTGCAAAAACATGAAACATAAAGCTGTTTTTCAGAAAAATGCCCATTTCCCGCTACATAATCCACTTTGCATTTTTTAAAAAACTGCAGGAAAATGTCTCAAAAAAATTTTCGGACATGCATTTTTTGCAAAAATTTTTTTGCAAAAACATGAAACATAAAGTCATTTTTCAGAAAAATACCCATTTCCCGCTACATAAACCATTTTTGATTTTCAAAAAAACTGCAGGAAAATGTCTCAAAAAAATTTTCGGACATGCATTTTTTGCAAAAAATTTTTTGCAAAAACATGAAACATAAAGCTGTTTTTCAGAAAAATGACCATTTCCCGCTACATAAACCATTTTTGATTTTTTTAAAAACTGCAGGAAAATTTCTCAAAAAAATTTTCGGACATGCATTTTTTGCAAAAAATTTTTTGCAAAAACATGAAACATAAAGCCATTTTTCAGAAAAATGCCCATTTCCCGCTACATAATTCACTTTGCATTTTTTTACATTTTTTCTCAGCCACTTTTTTTTTAAAAAAATAGTCCAAAATCAAAACCCGCTACATAAATGGGGTGCTTTTTTTTTAAAAAAATATTTTGGATTTTTTAGTTACAACTTACCTAAAAAAAATAAGATCCAAAATTTGATTATTATAAAGGATTTTACGGTATTATTATTTTTTATAAAAAAGTCCTTTTGAAATACCAAGAGCCAATCTTTAAATTTTTTAAAAAAAATTTTTTGCGTAAAAATCTTATCCTGCAAAAAATCAGTTTTTTTGATACGAAGGATTTAAACGGTATTTATATTTTTTTAAACAAAAAAATATTTTTATCACGACTAACGGTATTTTTATAAAAAAAAATACCGATGTTTTTAGTAGTTTTAATATTTTTATACAATAAATCCTTTTAATCATTTTAAAAAATGCATTTTTAAAAGAGGGAGGAAAAGTCTATTTTTTGACAAAAAATAAAAACTGCAGGAAAAATAATTTTTTATCAAAGTTTTTTATATTTTAAAATAATATTAACAATAATTCTTTTTATTAAGTTCAAAAAAAAAATATTTGCTCTGGCTAGGCCGTTTACGCAATGAAAAAAACACTCAAAAAATATTTTGCAAAAAAAAAAATCAAAAAATAGAAATTTGCATTTTTCATTTTTTTTTTTGCAAAATATTTTTTAGTGTTTTTTTTCATTGCGTAAATGCTCGAGCCTCTCTGAATATTTTTTTTTAGAACTTAATAAAAGGATTTAATGATAAAATAAAATGAAAATATAAAATTTTTTGATAAAAAATTATTTTTCCTGCAGTTTTGAGTTTTGACCCTCAGGATAAATTTTTTAAACGGTACATCATTTATAATGTTGCTATATTCACAATTAAATAAACAATAAAAATAACAAAATAAAAAAGTTGATTGGTAAAAATCGCTTACGCAACGACCAAGAAGGGAGGATTTTTAATATTTTTAAAAAAAAAAATAAAATTCCAAAAAATCCTTACTATGTCAAAAAATTGCATTTTTTGCAGGATAAGATTTTTACGCAAAGGATAAGATTTTTACGCAAAAAATCTCTGCGTAAAAATCTTATCCTCTGGATAAATTTCTTACGTATTTTTTTATTGGTAATTTATCATTATTTTAATATAAAATAATCATAATTTAACGAAAATTACCGATGAAAAATTGCGTAAAAAACTTATCCTTAAAGGATAAAAAATTTACGCAAAAAAATACACGGTAATAAAATATTTAAAAAATATACTTTTATCATTAATAATTTTGGTAATATTATATATTATCAAAAAATTATATTATTCTTGTTATAATAGAAATTTTATTCTGAAAAAATAAATCATTATCTTTTTTTCTAAAAATTCTATTTTTTATTTGCAAGCCATTATTTAATTTATTTATAGTTGTTTCCCCGCATTTAATTATAATAACATTATGTTTTATATATTTAGGTTCTTCTAAAACAATAACTATATGTCCATATTTTTGTTTTTTTTTATTTTCAAATAAATTACACCAAGTAATTATATCTCCTTTTTTAATTTTTTCATTTGATATATCAATATTTTTTAATGATTTACAATATAAATTTAAAAAATCAATTGAACTATTACGATAGTGATTATTCCAAGAAGGAAATATATTATTTTTTAGTATACTTTTTTGCCTTTCATTTGATGTTAAATAAGAAAACCATAATATATCACCATATTTTGTAATTGGATATGATCTATGATTTGATTCTATTTTCCAAATATCCATTAATTCATTTTTTATATATTCTAATTTATCTCTAAAAATCCACGAATAAAACATTCCATAACAATCAAAGTTAAAATACTTTGGTTTTATAGGAGGTATTTTTAAGGGTGATGGATACCAAGAATATGATTGATAGTTAGTTTTTGCATGTTTATCTAATATTAAATCATATGCTTGATAAAATCGGTCTATAATATATTCTGCCATTATTACTTATTAAATATAATTATTTTAATTTAAAAAATATATATTATTTTTTTTTTATTTTTTAAAAAAAAAAGAGGGAGAAATAAATAATAAAAAAAATTAAAAATAATATTTTTAACCAATAAAAAATTAATTTGTGATTGGATATATTATTGTAAAACAAAATAAATTTATTAATAAAATATAAAAAAGATGATTTAAAATTATATTAGGCTTAATAAATATGATTTAAAATTTAATTGATTTTAAATATAATAAAAATGAATTTACATTATGATTTTATACAATTAATAAAAAATAAAACAATAAATGATATTATTCATTTTTATAATGAACATAAAAATATAAATTTATTTACTGATGAAGATGCACTTTTATATGAAGCAATCATAAATGAAAAAATAGAAATAGCAAAATTTTTATTTGATAAAAGAGATAAAAAAGAACCATTATTTGATTTAGAATGTTTAATAATGAATATGTTATCTACAAAAAATCTAGAACTTATAAGTTTTATATTTGATATATATCAATTATTTAATAAAAATACATATTATGATAATTATTTAATAGGAGCATGTAAAGAAAATAATGAAATATTAATTGAATATATACTTCAAATACATAATAGTATAAATGATTATTTAAAAATAAATTTATATATGATACAATTAGATAATGAATCTTTATATAAAAAATTTTATGATTTATATAAAAATTATTATCCATTTGATATTAATTATTTAAGTTATTATATTAAACATTGTTCATATAATTTTTTTTACAATATGAAAAAAATATGTTTAAATAAAAATATTGAACAATATAAATACGAACAAACAATAAAATATTTTATATTAAATTCAAATGATGTTAAACTTAAAAATTCAACAATAAATACAATATTAAATGATATTAATAATATAAAAATAAAAAATAACTCGACTGTTATAAGAAATATTCAATATTTAATAGAACATTTAGATAGTATAGAATTAGAAAATAAATTAGGTAATTATATTTTAAGTAGCATGTATTCATGTAATATTCCTATTTTAGAATATTTATTTAGTTTAAAAATATATAATAAACATTCTTTTATAAAAGAATTAGAAATAAGAACAAATAATAAATATAGAAATTATATAGAATACATATTATTTCTTTTTGATAAAGAAGTATTTGATTATTTTTACGATTATTTAGATGATGATATTCATAATTATGCATATTTATTAAAAGCAATTAATTATAAAAAATTATACTTATTAGAACATATTAAAATAGATAATAATTTAGTTAGTCTACATGAAATAAAAAATATATTATTAAAATCAATTTATAAAAAATCATCCGAAATAAATAATATTGAAGATATATATAAATTAAATAATAATAATAATAATAATAATTTATTTAAAATTACTAAATTTTTAATAAATAACTATGAAAAAATTAAAAATGATGTAATTTTTATTGGAAAAGTTTTATTAGTAGAATTTGAATTATTTAATAAAGATAATATTGATTTTTATTTAAAATTATTAAATGAACAAAAAATATCTAATAAAAAAAATAAAGAATTAAATAATTTATTTGAATTATACTTAAAAAAAAATATATATATTGGTGGAAATAGTAATGTTTTTGAATTATTAAATTATATAAAAGAACATAAAACAATATTTAATTTTAAAAAAATGTTAAAAATAATAAATGATATAATTGAAAAAGATATTAATTTAAGTATTTCATTTTTATCAGATTACTATAAAGAAACATTTATGAATATACAATACATATACAATAATTTATTTTTTGATAATAATATTGATAATTTATATAAATTTATATATATTGAAAATAACTTATCTTTTATAAAAGATGAACAACATAAAAATAATATTATACAATATATAAAGAATAAAGTAGATTTAACATCTATTTTAATTAATGAATATTATGATATAGAATTTATACAATTAATTATACAAGAAAATTTAGTTGAAATATCTGAAAATACATTAAATGAATTAAATATAAATAAAATTTTACTAAATGGAAATATTGATTACATTTATATATTTTTAAAAATTCAATATTTTAATGATAAAATTATAGAATTCTTAAATTTACCACAATATAACAAAGAATGTGATAATCTATTTATTACATTACTAAAAACAAAAAAATACTCTAATATATATTTATATTTAAATTATAAAAAAAATATAAATTTAAAAAAATATACTAGTCAAATTACTAAACATATATTTGAAAATGATAATCTAACATTATTAAAATTAAATGTTTTGAATTTAGTTAATAAAAAAAATATTAAAATACTTACTTCTTTCTTAGTCAAAATTATATTAGTAAGTATTAATTCTCAAAATTTAAAAATAATTTCATGGTGTTTACAAAAAATTATTCAATATAATCTTGAAATAAATAATGAAAAAATATTAGAAATGTGCTCTAATATTAAGATAATATGGTTTAATTATATTAATGAAAATATTATTATTACTGAAAAAATTAATATATATAATAGTATTATTAATTTATTAAATGATAATTTAAAATCAATTGAAATAAGTTATTTATTAATACAATGTACCAAAGTAGAATATTATGAATATTTTTTAGAATATAAAAATATATTAAGATTAAATAATTTAGAACATTATGATTTAGAAACTCAAAATGATTTTATAGAAAATAAAAAATTATTATTAAATAGAATTATTATAAATACTGATATTAAATATATAAATTACTATATTCAAGAAATATATGATGTATTTCCAATTTCAGATATTGAATTAAAGTCCATATTTTTTAATTTCAATAAAGAAAAAGCAAACTATTTTAATGATAAAATCTTAAATTTTTATGAATTATTAACTAATGAGTTTTTTGAAAGTTTATTAGAAGAGTATAATAATGATGATAATGATTTTTCAAATATTTTATGTAATATACTTAAATATATTTATGAATTAAAACCAGAATATTTTAAAGATATTTATAACAATAAGTTATTTCAATTGTTATGTTTTTATGGTTATAATGACTCAATAGAATATTTATTATATGTTAATAAAGAAAATATTGATATTTCATCAGATAATGAGGAAGCATTTAAATGTGCATGTGAGAGTGGTATGATAAGAGTTATAAAATATTTATTAAATGAAAAAAATGATATCGATATTTCAAATAATAATGAAGAAGCTATTAAAAGAGCTTGTAATAATGGTCATTTACAGACTGTAAAATTATTAATGAAATTAAAACCATCTATTCAATTATCAGCTAATAATGATATTATTTTTAGTAGTACATGTAGTGAAGGACATATAAATATTTTACATTGGTTACATTTAAAACTTGGAAATAATATTAATAATGATTCTATTGTAAGATATGGAATATGTAATGCATGTCATAATGGAGAATTATTAACCGCAAAATGGCTTTATAAAAAATTTAAAAATATAGATATTACAATTGATGAAGATTCATGTTTTATAGGTGCAGCAAAAAATAATCAAATTAATGTATGTAAATGGATACAAAAATTAATACCTAAACGTTATTCATTTAGTATTATTAATGAAAGATATGAAATTCCTTATATTTCTTCATATAATGTAAATAAACAATTAATATTAAATGAATCATTCGAGATTAATGATGAAATAAAAGAATGTTATATATGTATGTGTGATGAAAGTAGTATAGTTACTACATGTAATCATCAAACGTGTTTTGAATGTATGGAAAGATATTATAAAATTACATGTCCATTAAAATGCCCTTATTGTAGAGCAGATAATATAAAATTATATAAAATAATAAAGCCTTCAACTAAAATGTTATAAAAAATTTGTAATAAAAATTATTTCTAAATATATAAAATAAATATTATAATATTTATTATAATATTTATTATAATAATTCTACATATTATCATTATTATTAATCATTTATTATTTCAAAATTTAATTAATTTTTTATACAATATATAATGTTTTTATATAATTATATATTTAAGATATATTTAATATTTACATATATATTTATAATATATACATTATATAATCATATTTTTAATGATAAACCAAATATTTATATTGGAACAATATTTTATATTACTAGTATAAATTATTATTATTTAGATTATGATATTTATAATTTTCCAATTATTGATGATTTACCAGATAAAAGTTTATATAAAGTAAAAAAAAAATATAATATTCAATTTAATGAAAATTTAAAATATCAATATTGGATAATTGAAAAAGTAAATAGTGATTACCAAACAGAATTTATTTTAGGAGAATATAATAATAAATTTTTTTATTGTAAACAAAAAAATAAAAATTATTTAATTCCAATAAATATACATATTGTTTCTACGTAATAATTATAAAAATAAAATAACTTATTTAATCATTATGGAATCATATAATATTAATGATTATCAAGATTTTGATTGGATGCAATATAAAAAATTAAACCCATTTTTATATATCCATGGATTACGTACGAAAGAAGATTATAATAAAAATTATATATATGAAGGAAGATATTTAGGGCGGTTATATAATGAAAAATATAAAATACCAAAAACATTTCATGTATTAATAGCTACAATTGGGAAAAAAACTATATTTAAAATGTTAGAAAGTTTAAAAGAAGAACTATTAGAAAATGATTATTTAACTGTAATATTTGATGGTACTAATAATAATTATGATATTATTAAAAGCTATATTGATAAAAATTTTAATTGTAAAATTAAATTAATAATTGAGAAAGAAAATTTAGGATTTTGGGGTCATGGAATAAGAAATAAGTATCAAGAATTAGAAGGTGATTTTATTTATCATTGTGATGATGATGATATGATAATTCCTGGAACATTTAATAAGTTTAGAAAAATATGTATTCATGATGATACTATTTACATTTTTAAAATAAAAACGGAAAATAATCAATTAATATGGAAAGAAAAAAATATTCAATTAATGAATATAAGTACGCAATCAGGTGTTATTCCAAATAAAATAAATAAACAAGGTTTTTGGAAACTAAAATATGGAGGCGATTATGATTTTTATAAGTCAATTACACTAAATAATAAAGTTTTGTTTGTGAATCAATTAATTTACATAAAATATAAATAAAATGTAAATATAAATAATATTTAATGATTTAGTATTATCTAACTAATTACAATAAATATTCGATATAATCTTGTATTTCTATATTTTTTACATAATTATCTAAATAATTATATTTATAATATATATCTATTTCTTGTTTTTGTGTATCATACATAAAATATTTTTCAGATATTTCATTTAATTTAGCATCATCTTTATTATTATCTTCTTTGTTTATATTTTTTTCTTTATTATCTTCATTATTAATAATTTTATTGTTATTATCTGTTTCTATATCATTAATATTATTTTTAATTTTAAATAATTGATAACTCATTGAACTTCTTATAAAGATTTGTTCAAAATGAATATTTTTATTAGTAAATGAAAATACTTCTTGATTATCTAAGAGAATAATTACATTTTTATCTTGTACTTGTACATTTTTAATGGTAAATTGAATTTTTATATAATTTTTATTAGAATGATAACCAAATTGTTTTTGAAAAATCATAATATAATTCATAAAAATAGTAAAACCTTTTTGTATATCAAATATAAATTCATAATGAATATCATCGTTAATATTTAATTTGATTGAAAATGATTCTTTTAATTCTAATTCAAGATGAAATACTGATTGAAATATATTTTGAAGAGCAATAAATTTATTGGATGAAATATGATTTATTTTTTCAGGATGATAAATAGAATATAACTGATAAGGCTTCCAATAATGTATTTGATCTATATTATTTTCATGTGAGTTTTTTGTTATTATTTTATAAACTATATTTTCTATTTTTTTAATTAATGAAGAAGAATAATCTTTATTTAATGGAATAACATAAATATATTTTTTTGGAATTATTGGATATCTAAAAAATATATACCATGCTCTTTCAAAAAAATGCCCTTCTTCCGGATTTTGAATATAATTAACATATCTATATAAATATTCATAAAATTCTTTTGGTTTTTGATGGATTGTTTTTCTAGATGCTGAAAAAATAGCTCCCCAAGCTACTGGAATAGATATGATTGATTCTTCTAATTGAATTCCACATAATTCTGTTAGCCAATTATATAAAATAAATGGAGATGCTATCATATTTTTTTGTAATAATTCATTTTTCCATTTTCCAAAGTGAGCGATTGGTTGTTTAAATTTTTGAATATCTTCTTTTTTCGTAAAAGCAATGAAATCTTTTTCTTGAAAATAATCTTCTAGATTTAAAATTGAGTGGTCTTGTATTTTTCCCTGAAAAAATATATTATATTCAGTTAAATTTTCATAATTTTGAATAATATGATATAAATAAGTATGACTTTCTCTTCCATAATTGGGTAAAGAAATAATATTAAATTGATTAAATTCAATATTTGAAGTTCCCTTATTATAAATATAGCTTATATCTTTATAAGGCAGTAACCAGTTTATATTTTCATTATATCTTGCAACAATAATGGAGTATTTTTTTTTTATTAAATCCATTTATACTTTTTATAAATTATATAAAAATATATTTATTTTAACCTAATACTTATTTTATATTAGTTTAAAACTTTAAAAAAAATATTTAGATTCATATTATAGCAATATGGTTAAAAATACTGAAAATAAAAAAAGTACAACTACTCGTAAACCTCGTGCCAAAAAAATAGAAAATAAAGAAGAGAATATATCAAATACACAAATATCTAATGAAAATGAAAAAAATATTTCAGAAAACACATTCGAAGAATCCAAAATATTAGTTCAAGAAGATACATTAAGTGAACCAAAAAATGTAGTTTTAGAAAATATTTCAGAAAAATCGAATGAATTAGTTCAAGAAGATATAGTAAGTGAACCAAAAGATGTAGTTTTAGAAAATATTTCAGAAAAATCGAATGAATTAGTTCAAGAAGATATTGTAAGTGAATCAAAAGATATAGTTTTAAAAAATACATCAGAAATATCTAATGAATTAGTTCAAGAAGAAACATTAAGTGAACCAAAAGATGTAGTTTTAGAAAATACATCAGAAATATCTAATGAATTAGTTCAAGAAGAAACATTAAGTGAACCAAAAGATGTAGTTTTAGAAAATATTTCAGAAGAATCTAATGAATTAGTTCAAGAAGAAACATTAAATAAATCAAATAAAGATGATATAAAAAGTTTAGAAAAAAATTTAGAAAAGAAAAATATAAAGAAAAATATAAAGAAAATATCAATTAATAGTGAAGAAAAAATGAATTCTGGTATATCATATATTGATGGATTAATTGAAGATTCTAAAAATATTATTAATAAAATTGAAAAATCAATTATAACTACATCTTTAATTAAAATAGAAAATACTAAAAATAAAGAAGATGATATATTACTAAAAAATAAATTAGATAAAATTATTCAAAATTTAAAAGATAATAATATTAATGAATATGAATACGATGAAATAAATAAAGTTTTTGGTCAAATAAATAATTCTGTAATATTATTTTATATCAATAATGGTAAAATAGGTTATTTAGAAAAGAAAGGTATGGAAAGTAGAAATCAAAGTATTATTGATTTAGTAATTCAAACTCATAAATATAAACCATTAAATGATAATATATTTATGATTTATACAGGAGATGAATTAAATAAAAATTTATTACAATCACCTTTTTTACTACCATTTTATAAAAAAAAAGAAGAAACACATAATTTATTTCCATGTTTTACTTTTCAACATTGGAAAGAATTAAATAATGGAAATTATAAACAAATATATGACTATATGACAACTAAAGAATATAATTGGTCAAATAAAAAAGATAAATTATTTTGGTCAGGATATAGTTTAAATCCATTAGTTAATTTATTTAAAAATGAATCGAATATGGAGATTAATATTAAGAATAATAATAATTCAAAATCTTTTTATGTAGAAGAACTTACAAATTATAAATATTTATTATGTATAGATGATAATTTATATTCTAATCGTTTAAATTATATGTTTTTAACAAAATCATGTGTAATTATTTTAAAAAATGAAAATTCTTTTAATGAAGAATATTATCATAAATATTTTAATGTAAATGAAGATTATTTTGAAATAATATATAATAATAAAACATCATATCAAGAAATTAAAGATAAAATAAATGATATTATTAAAAATAAAGATTGTGAAAAAGTAGCTTTAAATGCTTTTCAAAAAGCAAAATATATATTTAATCAAGATAATATATATGAATATATTTATAATTTATTATTACGTTTATCAATTAAATGTAAATCTAAAGAGATTTTATCGAAAAATATATTTTTTACATCAAGTATAAATAATTATGTATATGACCGCATTATTTCAGATAATAATCAATTATCATATTTTTTTAGAGGAAATAATTTTGAAATTGAATTAGTAGATAAGACAAATAAAATTGAAATTAGTGTAAATAAAAATGTTACAAGTATTTTTTATAATCAAAAGAATATTTTTAATTATCGTATCCCTAATATTATATCTACAATAAATTCAATAGAATATAATATAGTTATTGAAAAAGATATTTTAAATATATTAATTAATAAAACTATACCAATTATAAAATTAAAATTACCAGATATATTTACAATAAATAAAATAGGATTAAAAACAAATAATTCTGAAGGATTATGGTTTACATAAACTATAATAGTTTTTATGTTTATATAATTTTAAATAAATATATATGAATAATAATGACTAATATAATTAATAATCAATATATATATGAAACTCAAAATTATATTATATTAATTGAACCAAAAAAGAAAATATTAAATAAAAATTTTATAGTTTCTTTTCAAGAAGAAAATAGTGAATTATGTATAAAAAAAATTCCAAAAAATAATGAAAATGATGGATGGAATGAAATTATATATTTATATTTTTTTAATAAAACAACTAAAATACAAAATATAATTTATGTTGGTGCTTCTTCTAATAATGAAATTATTAAAAAAATATGTCTAGAACCTAAAAAAATATATATATGTTTATCAACTATACCAAGTCGTGCTAATAATATAAATATATTAAAAAAAAATATTGAATATTTACTCGAAACACAAACAGATTTAATTGAAAAAATATTTATAACTATACCAAATAAATATATACGCTTTAAAGAAACTATATTACCTGAAACAGTATCAATGTTTGAAAAATATAAAAAAGTAGAATTTATAGTAATCGACCGAGATTATGGACCGTGTTCAAAATATATAGGTCCATTAATGCATAAATATAATGATATAAAAGATAATATATTACTTATAATTGATGATGACCGAAAATATAATAAATATTTAGTGCAACATTTTAAAATAGCTCATGCTTCATTTCCAGAATATAATTTTATGAGTGGTAAATGGGATTTATATTTTAGTAATAAATATTATTATATTAAAGAAAGTGAATTAGATATATATTCTGAAAAAGAATCATTTGATAAACAAATAATACGTGGTTCTGGATTAGGTGGATTTTATGGATGTGCTATATATATAAATGATTTAATTAGTGATTTTTTAGATTATAATTTAAATATAATTGAAAATGTAGAAAATGCTATATTTCATGATGAAGGAATATCATTAAGTTATTTAAAAAAAAAAAAAGAATCAATTTTATATTTAAAACATAAGGGTTGCTTTAGTATTGCTTTAGAACCAGATGCATTATGGAAAGAAAAATCATTTAATCGAAAAAAAATAGAAAATGATATTATTGATTATACAATTAAAAATAAATTATAGAATAATATATCTTTTTATATTATATAGTATATATATAATATGCTTTTATATATATGAAAATACAATTATATATATGAAAATACAATTATATATATGAAAATACAATTATATATATGAAAATACAATTATATATATGAAAATACAATTATATATATGAAAATACAATTATATATATGAAAATACAATTATATATATGAAAATACATTCTATATATAGAATATACATTACATATAGTATATAGAATGATATATTTATATAATCCAAGAACTGAAAATCATTTATTTATTATACAAATGATAATAAATCAGTTAAAATATTATAAATATAATGTATGTGAAATAAAATCATTGGATTATAATATTAATAATTCAAATGATATATATTTTATATTTTTGAATTTTTATTATTTATTTAATGATTTAACTATACAAAAAGATTTTCAATTTATATGTAATCAAAAATATAAAGTATTATATTTAACAGAACCAATCAATTTTTTAATTGATAAAAATTTATATATAACACAAATCAGAAAATTGAAACCAAATATAATATTTAGTTATTCTAAAGAAAATTGTGTTATTTTAAAAAATTATTTTAATATATGTAGATGTTATCCATTACATCATGAGTATTTAAATATGACAGATAATACATTAAATGAATTATATAAAAAAGATAATACAAATGCTTTATTTATTGGAAAATTAAATGATTATCGAAAAAAAATTATAATAAATTCAGAATATAATTATATAAATGTAATTGATAATATTTGGTTAAAAGATGAATGGAAACATATTTTAAAAAATAATTTATTTTATATAAATATTCATCGACGAAAAAATTGTAAATGTTTGGAAATTATGCGTATATATCCAATACTATATAATGGAGGAGTTATTATAAGTAGTGATGTAAATAAAGATGAAAAAGAAGAATTTAAGAATTATAATATATATTTTTGTGAAAAAGATGAAGACATTTATAATACATTTTTAAAAATTAAAGAAAATATAGATTATAATTCTATAAAAACAAAAACAGAGTTATTTAGAAAACATAAAAATAACGATATTAATCAAATAATTCGTTATCTAAATTTGTTACATTTTTGAATAATAATATATATAAAATAAAAATTTTATTATTATATATAATAATAAAATGAATATAGAAGATATTTTAAAAGAAAATTCAGAAAAATTAAATAAAATAAGTGACCCAAAATTGGTACCATACTTTAATTTTTCTGGGAAAACATTATATGCCAGACCATGTCATATATATGATGGAGATACATTTAGTATTATTTTTGAATTTAATGGTGAATTAATGAAATATAAATGTAGATGTTATGGTTACGACACACCTGAGATGAAACCATCACTAAAAAATCCAAATAGATTACAAGAAAAAGAATTAGCTAAAAAAGCTAAAACACGTTTAACAGAATTATTAGAAAAACATCCATCAAAAATAATTCGTGTAGAATGTTTAGAATTTGATAAATATGGACGTATACTTATTAAAGCATATAATAATATAGATGAAAAATCACTAAATGAAATTATGGTAGAAGAAGGTCATGGTAAATGGTATGACGGTGGTACAAAAGACACTAATTGGGAGGAAAATAATTTAGATAAAAAGTAAAATACGTTTTATTTAATGTTTTATTTTTATTTATTATTTTTAATGGAACAATTAAAAATAATATTAGAGAAATATCAAAATAAACATATATCAAGTAAAAATATTTTTAAAAAAATAGAAAAAGAAATATTACAAAAAGCTGACATTTTTAGTATTAAAGAATATATTCATCAAGAATTTGAAAATAATAAAATAAATAAAAATTACATAAATTTATTAAATAGTATATTAATATTATTAAATAAACATAATAATATTGTTAAAAATAAAAAAATATTAGAATATGATTTAGAAAATATTTTATCTAAATATAAGTTTTTATATTATAACAGTAATTTAAATAATAATAAGAATGAAAATAATAATACTGAAATTAATAATGATAATGAAAATAATAATGATACTGAAACAATAATTGAAAAAGATGTTATTGAATTAGAAGATAAAGAACAAAATCAAAAAAATGAAGAAAATACAGCTTTATATACAAAAAATATGCAATATAATTCAGCAATAATAAATGAACTTATATTAAAATATAAAGATTATTATAATATAAATTATAATTTATTTAACAACATATTACAAAATTATTTTTTATATTCAACAGAACTTTTACCACCATCTTTATTAGAATCATTTACAGAGATAGAATATTTTAAATTATGGAAAAAAATAAATTGTAAAATTGAAATACATAATAATTTAAGTAAAATTATTTATTCTATTCATAATAATCACGATATATTATTTTTAAATGAAAAAAATATATTAGAAGATGAAGAATATATAAATATGTTTTTTAAAAAATTAGGATATATTTATCAAAAAAATAATAAATTAAATAAAACAAAATTGAAGAGAGGATTTATTAATGTATTTGAAAAAAATAATGAGAATTATATTGTAAAATATCAACCAAATAAATCATTTATTGAAATCATTATGAATATTTATTTAAAAAATATAGATAATTCGCATAAGTATATATGTTTTCCAGAACACATTATCATGAATTATAATAATTCATATTTTTATTTAATGAAAAAGTATGAATGTGATTTATTTAAATTTTTTCAAAAAAACATAATTTTATCTGAAAAAAATATTCAAAAAATATTTTATTTTTTAACTAAAAGTATTCATTTCTTACATAAAAATAACATTATATATGCTGATTTAAAATTAGAAAATATTGTAGTCGAATTAAAAGATAATAAAATTAGTCTATTAAAATTAATTGATTTTGATGTATCATTATTTAATACATTACCATCAAGCTTTGAAAATTTTGATGAAAATATAAAAAAAATATTTGAAAATAAAAAAATTAGAGGAACAAAAATTTATATGAAAAAAACAGATAAAATGAGCTTTGAGAATGATATATATAGTATTGGTGTTACAATGATAATTTTATTATATAAAAATATACTCAATGTTATAAATAAAGAAAAAAATAACATTGAAGAGTCCGTTTTTAATAAAATAAAAAAAAAAATAGGAAAATATAAAGAAAAACTAGAAGATGATGATATAAAGTTGGATTTATTAAATTATATTATACGAATTTATAAAAATAGACGCTTCGAGAAATATTGGTGTAATAATTTAATTAATATAAATGAATTACGTAAAATAATACATAAATGTTTAAATAACGAATTAACAATTGATATTATAGAAAAAGAAGTAAAAAAATTATCTTATAATAATAATAATGAGTCATAATACAATATATTCAAACAATCCACATAATGTATACAATGGTATGATTTCAGCTCAACGAAACATGTTTTTAAGTTCATCTTTAGCAATTATTATGATCGGTTTTAGTGATAAAATTAATCATAATTTTATGAGATGGATAGCACGATTTTTATCTATATGTATACTAATTATTTCATGTTATGTTGGTATTACAAGTGCTTATGAATTTGATTATTATTTAACACATAATAAAGAAAAATTTCCACACTATATACCATTTAATAGTTGGAGTAATTGGAAATATATAAATTATGCATATATTATATTTTTATTATTTATTGGAACAGCATTTATATTTACAAAAATATAAAAGTAAGTGTTCATTTTTATTTATAATTATGAAGTATTATGTTATATAAATTAAGTTTATAATAAAATAAAAATATAAATATTATTTTAGTTATATTATGGTATTATTAAATGAATTATTTAAATTTGTAATATATGCAAGTACTTTATATAAAATTGATGAATCACATTCTTTAAAACATAGTATGAGCGTATATCAATATGCTAATTCTATATTTTATCAAGAAGTTACTCAAAAACCTCATTTATTGGAACAAAAACAAATTATAGATACATGTGCTATTTTACATGATATGTGTGATAATAAATATGTAGATGAAACTATTGGAATAAATAATATAAATAAATTTTTAGAAAATAAATTAGAAAAAGATGAAATTAGTATAATTAATAAAATAATTCAAACAATGTCTTATTCAAAAGTAATAAAATATGGTTATCCTAAATTAGGACAATATGAAGATGCATATCATATTGTTCGCCAAGCAGATTTACTTGCAGCATATGATATTGACAGAGCTATTATTTATGGAATGATGGTAAAAAAACAAGAATACAATGAATCATTAAAAGAATCAATTAATCTATTTAATGAAAGAGTATTAAAACATATGGATGATAATCTTTTTTATCATAAAAGTGCTTTGGAAATTGGAAAAAAATTACATAAAGAAGTTGAATTAAAAATAAATGATCTATATAAAATAAGTAGTTTTTATATTTGTAATAATAAAGATAATTATTAAGTAAAATTTTTTATTCAGAAAAAGCATTACTACGTTGTCTTTTTTTATAATTTATAGGTTCAAAAAAAGAAGGTCGTTCAATTAAAACCTCATTTTTTGAAATATGTTCTTTTGATTCATTATTTAAGCATAATTTATAAGAAAAGCGTCTTTTTTTTACAGCGGGGACTATTTTAAATGACACGAATTGTCATGATAAAGTCTCAATGAACCCACAGTAAAAATTTGGGTAGTACAAGCATCATTTAATTGCTCATAAACTATATAAATATAGTTTAACCGTCGCGGAACGGGTATGAATGAAAACCACTAAATGTTATATAGTTATATAGAATTAATTC